GGTCAGCGGCTTGAGGATGGAGGAGGCGAACACGGCGCGCGACTGGGCGCCCGCCGTGCCACCGCTGTAGGCTGAGCGCCCCGCGTTGCCGTAGGACCGCTGGCCGCCGCGCGCCATCGCTCAGGCGCCCTTGTTCTTGTCGGCCGCGCCTTCGGCCTTGTTCTTGGTCGCGGCTTCCTTCTTCGCCTTTTCGAAGGCGGCCTCCGCCTTGGCGTCGTGCTCGCCGAGCACCTCGGCATCGACCAGGTGCTTGACCATGTTCGCATCGTCGACCTCGCGGGTTTCACCCGGCTGATAAGGATCGTGCGGGCGGTCGCCGATATGCGTGCTCAGCGTGGTAAATTTGGGCATGGACGTTCTCCAAAAGAAGCGGGCGGCCGTTTCCAGCCGCCCGCTAGGTCACCGCAGCAGGGGGTGTCCTGCGGTTTAGAAAGCGCCCTTGATGAGCGCCGCCGGACGCTTCACCGCCAGCGCGAGACGCTCTTCGCAGCGCATCGTCAGCAGGTTCTTCTCGAAGTCGTCAGCGTTCTCGGACGAAATGAGGACTTCCGGCTGAAGGCGGTCGTACAGGGTCGCCGCCTGCTTGAACGCGCCGACAAGGAAGTTGCCGACCGACATCGACTGCGTCTGCGCGACCGGCTTGCCCCACAGCGTCGGGCCGGCCATCTGCAGCGGGTTGGCGAAGATGTAGCCGCCCGCCGCGTCCTTCAGGACTTCGATATTCGCCCAGTCGATCGGGTTAAGGACCATGCCATCGGCCGGGTAAAGAGCCAGTACCGACTGCAGGATCGCCATGCGAAGCTTGTCGATCTGTGTTGCCGGGGCAGTTGCGCCGGCAGGGAGCGCATATGCGGTCGCCTGCGGGTAGAGACCGTACAGGTTCTCTCCGGTGCCATCACCGAGAAGGATCTGGCTGTCCTCGGCCAGGACAAGGCCGTAACGCATCTCGGCGTCGACCTCGGCCTGGAGGCGGGGAGCGTCGTCGAGCGCCTGGCGGGTCAGCTTGGCGAGGTGCGCGATGGTGCGCACGTTCGCGGTCGCACGAGTCCAGCCATAGTTGCTGTAAGCCTTCGAGGTGCCTTCCGGGGCGGGCGCAGCCGCGTTGGTGCGGGTCGACTGCTTCGGATAATCCACCGAACTGGACGAGGTCGGCATCACCGTTAGCAGGTCGCGGAGGATGATATCGGGCCGCTTCGGGATCCCGACGATCTCGGTTTCGCGCTGGCTGACGATCAAACCCCCTGCAGAGCCCGTCGCCGACGTGATCGCCTTGAGCTCGATGCGCAGCGCGTTCCGCTCCTTGCTCGACAGCGACTTGATGCCATCGTGCTCGGCGACCTGCTGGCCGTAGCTCTTCGCCTTCTCTTCCTGTCCGCCACCGGGGCGCGTCGCCTTCTGCTCCAGGTCGTCGATGCGAGCCTTCAGGCCGTCGAGCACGTTGAACTTCGTCAGCGCCTCGTCCGCCTTCTGCTTGGTCTCGCCAGACAGGTCGCCCAGGCGCTTGACCTCGCGCTCGGCGTCGCCGGCGATCTTTTTCACCTGCTCGAGCGCGTCGTTGACCTGCTTGACCAGCTGGTCGGGAGTGAGCTGGGCGCCACCCTCCGGGTGGCCGCCGCCGTCGCGCATGTAGCGGCCACGGGCGCGTTCAGTGGCAGTCATCGCGCCAAGCGAGGACATGCCGAGGAGCGCCGCGGTCGCGGCGTTGAGAGCGATCAGTCGGGACATAGAAATTCTCCGGTGGAGGTTGGGATCAGGCCTTCAGCTGCTCGCCGAGCATCTTCCAGAAGGCGTCATTGTCCGCCTTCGCCTCGGGCTCCCCCCGAAGATGCGGCGCGCAGGCGGCGGCGCAGGCCGCCGCCTTGCTCTTCGACAGGCCGAGCTCCCGCAGGGCCCCTTCGAACTCACGGATGGTCGGCAATTGGCCGGCCTCCAGCATGTGCTTCACGTCCGTCACGCGCGCGCGATCGTTGGCGGCGAACGTCACGATGGACACTTCCTTTAGATCCAGCTTCTTCAGCTGCACGATCCCGGTTTTGTCCGGATGCGGAGAGACCTCGATCTCGCGGTAGCCAATCGACAAGCCGTCCAGCGCACCAGCCTTGAGCAGCGCATATGCCTCAGTAGCTTGGGCGACGCTGTCCTTCAGAAGCGTACCTTTGACGTAAAGCCCCTTGCCGTCCTCAGAAAGGTCATTCCAGATGCCGATCGGGCGCTCGGGGTCGTGCTGCCACAGCATCTTCACGGTGCGGCCCTTCTGGCGAGCCGAAGCGAGGGAGCCCGCGAACGCGCCGGGCATGACAACTTCGCCGTAGCTATCGACGTTGCCGAAGATCGAGCCGTAGCCTTCGAATGTCCCGTCGTCACCGAGCGCCTTCACATCCAGCGCGATGGCGCTGTTCTTGGTCATCAGCGCCTGTGCGCTATCCTTCGTCCGCAGCATCGGTCGGTCTCCTAGATCGGCTCGCCAGGTGCCGGCTGTACGGCGCGCGGCGGGGTCTTCCCGAGCTGGTCAAGCGGGATGAGGTTGGACTGGACGGTGAGCATGTTGGCGCCGGGGCTTTGGTCGGGCGGCAGATTTTCCTTCGCCCGCATCTCATTGCGCTTCATCACGCCATTCTGGCCGAGCGAAGAGTAGAGCGCAGCCCGTGCGGCGCTATCAGCGCGCAGCAGGCCCTCGACGCTATGCTCCGCGTAATAGCTGCCCCTGTCCTGTGGCAGCAGCAGCTGCCGACCAACCGCTTCCTCAATCCGGGTCAGCTCCGGGCCAAGCCCGAGCGTGAGCCAAGCCAGCACCAGCTGCTCGATGCCGCTGCCCCACATCGTCTGGCCCTCGGCAGCGTGACCGATGAGGACAGGGAAAACCCCAAACCAGCGGCAGATTTCCTCGACCGAGAAGCGACGCGTTTCCAGAAGCTGCGCATCGGACGCGGTCATTTTGAGCGGCGTGAACTTCATGCCCGGGTCTAGCGGCATCACCTTGCCGGTCTGAGAGGATCCGGCGAATCGCTCGAACAGAGCTACAAGCTGCTCGCGCTGCTCCTGCTTTAAGGTCGTGCCGGACGCGAGTTCCACGAAACCGGCGACCTGAAGGCCGCTTGCGAACGTTGATCCCGCCACCTCTTCAGCCGCGAGCGACGTCGCCAGCGTTTGACGGCCAAATCCGATAGGGGAAAGGCCCTCATCCCCCCCGGCGCCGAAGCCGCGGAGATGGAAAATGTCGTTCGCGCCCAGATCTTCCTCGCGGGCGCCGGTCCACGCCTTGTAGCGGCGCTCGCCAGCGGCGGTGCGATATGGGCGAACACGATCGGGGACGAGCGGCCAGAGCGCTACGACCTGACCATCGCCGCGCCGCCCAATCCGCGCATACGCGTTGCCCCGCAGGTTGAGGGCGGTGATCTGCCCCTCCCAAAACTCCATCGCGGATTGATCGATATTGGGCGCATCCTGCAGCACGCGATAGAGCGGATGATCTTCTGCCGGACGGCGTTCGAGCGCCGAAGTGCGCTGGTAGAGCTTGAACGGCAGTGACCCGATCGTCCGGGCGTTGAGCCGCACGCAAGCCCATGCCGCAGAAAGCTGCATAGTGGTCTCGGCGTTGACGGCTTTGCGAGCAAAAGTTGGGCCACCGGCGAGGCGCCACTCATCTTCTCGGCGCGATGAGCCCTCGAGCTTCGCCGGCGTCCCCGATAGCCAGGATACGACGGTCTGATAGATGCTCACGCGAACATCGCCCCGGCGGCGAGGAAGTCATCAAGGCTGCGCACAGTGCCTTGGGTCGCGATGAGCGTTCCCACGGCCATGCAGAGCGCGACGGCGGCGTCGATTTTGTTCACGCTGCGCTCCTTCGTGATCCAGTGGTTGCCCCAGCGGTCTTCGTCAGTGACGGCGGACATGATCGCCGAGATCAGCACCGGGTTTATGCGGAGCCGCAGCCGGCCTTCCGCGAGGAGATCCTCGACCAGCCGAACGGAGCCCGGCATCCACAATCCTTCGGGCTTTCGATCAGCGGCCTTGGCTGCATCGATCATCGCTTGGGAGGGCTGACCCTTTTTGGTGCCGCCCTGCGGGTGCTCGATCTGCTCAATCTCGAGCCCGAGATCCGTTATCTCAGGCTCCATACTCGTCGCGTAGGCGTAGCGATCGTATCCCAGCGCAGAGATGTCGAAGTCGCGGTCGTATTCGGCGAGGGCTTGGGCCACCTGCCGATAAGCGATGCTCTTACCTTTCGGCGCGTGTAGGTGCCCCTGCTCGACCCACAACTCGTACGGCGCCTTGTCCTTATCAGCCCGCACTTTCAGCGTGTCGCCGGGGGTCCACGCCTCGATCCACGCATCGTACGTCGGGCGCATGACGCGAACGATCTCGTCGCCGCGTTTGACTTCCACTTCCTTCTCGCCGGTCTCCACGCAGGCGGCGAGGGCGGTGATGTCCTTGTTCCGGGAGAGATCGAGGCCGAGGCCTATCCGCTTGCCGTGGTGCTGCGCCGGGTCGAACTCAGCTAGGCACGGTTCCAAGACATCCCGGGTGATCCATGCCACTTCAGCGTCAGTCCAGACGCAGAAATGCAGGCGGAGGATGCCGTTGCGCTTGCCCGGCATCATTTTCGCCTGCTTCACGACGTCGGCGAGATAGTCCTCCTGGATGGTGACGCCGAGAAGCGGGTTCGCCTTCTGCCAGCACCTCGGATCTTCAAGCGGGTCGTCGCCCTTATCGAGCCCGCAGACGTAACTAAACGTGCTGTCGTCGATGACCTCGCCCAGGTACTTGGCGTCGTCGTCTTTCACCTCCGTGTTGCCGGCCGCCACCTTGATCGCGTGGTCGTGCTCCTCACGCGCGATCGAGTTGCGGTCCGACCCGCTGTTCGTGATCATGAACAGGAGTGGCTGGCGCCGGAATTTGAAACCGCGCTCCAGCATCTCCATCACACCGCGATCGGGGTGCTCATGCACCTCATCGCAGAGTGCGAAATGGGGTCGCGGACCCGAGCCTGTCTTCTTCGCCTCGCGGCTGATCGGTCGGAAGAACGAATTGCTGGCAAGATGAGCCAGGTTGTATTCCCGCCCCGGGCCGCCGCTCGCTTTGATCCGCTTCTTCAGGTCGGGCGACTTGTCGACCATGTTGACGGCGTCGCGGAACAGAATGCCCGCCTGATCCTTCGTGGCGCCTGCCGCGTAGATTTGGGCGCCCGACTCGCCGTCAGCCAGCATCCCGTAAAGCCCGATGCCACCGGCCACCGGCGACTTCCCGTTCCCCTTGCCCTGCTCGATGTAGGCGCGGCGAAAGCGGCGGTTGCCGTCTGCCTTCTTCCACCCGAACAGCGATCCGACGAGGAAGGCCTGGCTCGGGTGCAGGAGGAGGGGCTTCCCCTCGAACTGCCCCTCGCTAAGCTTCAGCTTGGTCTCGAAGAACCGGATCGCCCGGTCGGCGGCCGCTCGATCGAATTGCAGGCCACGCTTGCCGCCGAGCTCGAGGTCGTCGAGGTGGCGTCGACAGGCATTGCGAACGTGGGGCCCAGCGACGATCTCGCCAGCGTGCACGGCCATGGCGTAGAGGGTGGCCCGGTCCGTCTCAGCCGCCCGCTTAGTCGTTGAAGAACTCGTCCTTGTCTTCCTTGCCGACATCAGCGCGGTTCCGCTCGTCGGTCAGCCCCAGCTCGGCCATGTAAGCGCGCAGCTGGCCGTGCTTCGATGCCGGGAACATGCGAGGCCCGTCCCGGAACTCCTGCCACAGCTCGCAGAATGCGATCGCCGCGGCTTCGCGCGACGCGTCCAGCCATGCGGCGGGTTCGATGTACCGCTTCCACGCCCATGCCGCCTGACCCTTCAGATAGCTGGGCTTCGTCAGCTTTCCGAAGCCGGCCTCGGCGGCCTCAACCTGCTTTTCGACTTCGGCCTTCGCGCCGTGTCGGGTGACGTTGTGCGTACCGTCGACCAGGCGGAGCCGCGCCGGCTTCGGCTTCGCTCCCCTCTGAGCCATTCCGGTTCCTTCCAACGCCCCGAGCAGCCGTTGCAAATTGGCGCATCCGGACAATCAATGTGCAAAATCGCGTAATTTGGGCCGGGGACGGTGTCCGTCCAGAAGGGCCCGGACTTTTGACCCGCCCCTACCCCTGCAGGGCCTTCGAAGGCCTGAAAAACGGCGGTCTTCCGCCATTTCTCGGGCGCTTTGAGGTCGGTTTCGCAGCCTCGACCGGCCATCCGTCGGCGCCGATCTCGGCCTTCCGGGCGTGCCCGAACTGCTCTGCGGTCACCTCGTCGTGGCATGGGCCGCACAGGCACCTGATGTTCGTGTCGTCGTCAGTGCCGCCGAGCGCGAGGGGCTCGATATGGTCCGGCACGGTGGAAGGGGTGATGAGTCCGCGCTCAACGCATCGCCTGCACAGCGGCTCAGCCTCTAGCCGGCGGCGGCGCTGCGCCTGACCAGCGCGGCCACGAAGGCGATCGGCCACTTGCACCTCCCGCACGTTAACGGCGTTCGACTGCTTCCCGGCTGTAAGCGTAGCACCGCACGCCGCCGGTTCTTCTCAGGAGCGAGCAGTCGCTTGGCTACGTCCGCCGCCGGGGTCGGACGCTAAAGTGGGCGGGCGGTGATGGCATGGTGGGCTGTCCGCTCCCACGCCCGGAATCGAACCGGGATACTCCAGCGCTCGAAGTCTGGCGCACTACCATTGAACTACGTGGGGCCCGTGCGGGAGCTCGTTGATGACGTGTCGTGCGGACCGGGCGTTGTGTGCTGGTCGCTGGCTTCCCGGCTTCCGCTTCTATCCAGCACACCGCCGCACGAACACGCCCGATACCGAGGCAGAGCGGCGGTTCCCCTCACGGCATCCTGTGAGCCATTGGTCTAACTTCAAGGCCTCGTAAATGGTTAACGAGAGTAAACCACGATTGGATTGCCTAACGTCATGATGCGAACGAGGTTCACTCATGATCAGGCTAGACGAGATAAGTATCCTTCGACAGCGCGTCGCCCTTCAAAAGGATCTGGCAGAGAACGCGCCGGACGTTTCCGACCGACCGATCCACGCGGAACTTGCCGCCTATTACAGCGCAGTACTTAGGGCCTTAGAGAAGCGCCAACCACGTCGCTTCACCGGCTTTGCGTAATACGAAACGCTGCCGATCAGGATGGGCTAACATAGCAAACCCCGGTACGATTGGTCGCACCGGGGTTCGGAAGGTTCTTCTCAGCCCAGCAGGGCCCGGACGCGAGAGGCTTGGTCCATCTGCGCTAGGCGCAATTGTTCCAAGGGCTATTTGCCGCTTTTCGTGGCCGGCAGCAAGCCCTTCATTTCAGCGATATGAGGTGCAGTCGGACGCATCGGCGCGACGGTCACAGCAATATGCGCCATCGGCGGCACAAGGATGGCGGCCCTTACATCTGACACGCCCATCACAAACGAGTAGAAGCTGGCGGCCGTGCATCCGATGCCAACTGCATGACACCACGGCGCGATTTTGTGGGCGCGTCGCTGGGCAGCTTCCGTATCGTAGGCCCCACCCCAGAGAAGCTGCACCACATATCCGCTTATGAAAGAAGTTGCTACGAACGCCGCACCATAAGCAAACCAGTAGAGTGAATCCGCAAGAGCAAGACGCGCGGTAGGTCCTACTATTCCGGTTCCACTTAATGATTGCCCATAAAACGCTAAGATTGCGACGGCAGCGCCGCCATTAATCGCTAGGAGTGTCTTGAGTGCCTCGCGGGCAAGCTCGAATGCCTCCCTCAGATTTAGATCGTCCCGTTCAGTTCCCGCCATACTGCCCCCAATGCATGTGATCTGAAAAGCGCTTCTCAGGCTCCGGATAGTTGCCGAGCAATACGTTCAAGATCGTCGGCCGAAACATATGCTGAGGCCCAACCGATGCAATCCGGCCAACGATCGATTGCCGCGATCAATTCACGCTTGGCGCGGCGATTGTGCACGCGGTGGCGCCGAGCGGCCACCGTGAAGCCGATCGGATCCCCGACGAGCATGTCGAGGACAAGACGCTTCGGGGCCGGCAGCTGCTCACGCCAATGCGTGTAGGCCATATGCAGCCGGACGATGCTAAGCCGTTGCTCCGCCTCGGTACCGCGCCGGCTCATGTCGACGCGGGCTTCGAGGCTTGCGGTGCGGACGTCGACGTCGCGTTCGATGCTCTCGGCCGCCTTGGCGATCTCGGCCGCCCACGCCAACTGGTCGTCGTTGATCGACCCGTTGAGGTGAAGCTGGGCAAGCGCGCCCTGATGCGTGCGGGTCGCATATTCCCACGTCTCCGGCGTGCCATTGGCCTTGTGGGACCAATCCTCTCGGAGCGCGACGGCCTCCTCGATCCCGGACGACAGGACGACGGGCATCGCCTTGCCCTTCCTGACCCGCTTGCCGGTCGGCGCCTTGGGCCGAGGCTTGCCGATGACGAGATGGTCAAACCTCTCGCGCTCGCGCTTCCTGACGGCCGACAGCTTCGCCATGCGCGACTGGAAGCGCTCCACGCCTTCGGGATCGGCTGCGTACCGCGCCGCAAGCGCTGCGCGCGCCTCTGCAATGCGGCGCTGCTGCCGCTCCTGTGGCGTCTCTTCCTTTTCCACCTTCACCCCCGCGCTCGTCATTCCGTCACTCACCCAGCGCTTGCTGATCGAACATCTTCTTCACCATCGCTTCGAGCCGCTCCGCCTGGCGCTGGCGCTCGTTCACGGCAGGCTCCGCCACCGCGAGTATCTCGCCCACTGTCGGCATGAAGCCCGAGCGGCCGGCGCGAATGGCTTGGTCGATCGATGATGCAAGAATGTCGTGTGGTACGTCGCCGAGCAGGCGGATCGTCTCAGACATCCACACGGTCACCGTATCGGCGTCCGCCGTCGAACGGTTCACGGCGAACTGCGCGTTCATGACCGAGAGCCGATCAGCGAGCCATTTCCGCGAGGCTGGTGCGAGGCTGCGCTGCACGGTCTCCAGAAGCGCTGGCAGCGTCTCGGAGCAGCCTATGCGGCTGACGATGCCGAGAGCGATTTCAGCCCTCCACGGTGGCCCGCCGAGCGTCCAGCGCGGATCGGTGTCAGCCAAGGCCGAGGCGATCTCGGGCGATATTGATGGCGGCGACGGGGCCGGTACGAACAGGCTGTGCGGCTGAGCCTGCGCCGTGATTGCGGTGGTGGTCATAGTTTCCTTCTCGAACTTTCCGGAGGTTTGCCGGCTCAAGCAGCCAATCGAGCTTCACGAAGCCGTTGCGGGACGTCTCACCGCGGAGGAATGGCGAGCCGCGGATTGAGGCCACGATCTCAGCCCAGCCGTCTGTGCCGCCAACGTCGCGAAGGCGGGCCGCCAGCTTCTTCCGGCGGTCGATACCGAGCTCCATGGTGCGGGCATTCGACGTGAACTCACGACGGACAGCGTCGAACGCCTGGAAGGCGTCCGACACCTCGTCGGTGGTGGGCAGGCAGGGGGGCAGATCGTTGGCGAGATCGAGCGTCTGATCGACGAGAGAGTACGGAGTACTCTCTTCCTTCTTACCTTTGTTTCCTTTGTTTCCTTTGTTCTGTTGTGTGCCCTTGCTGTGCCCTTGCTGTGCCCCTCGCGTGCCCTTGGGTGTGCCCTCCGCTGTGCCCTTTTGGTCGGCCACATTCTGATATTTCTCGTAATTCAAGACACTTATGATGGTGGGCGACTGTGCCCCTTGGTGTGCCTGCCGCTGTGCCCATTTTTCGGCTTTCCCCATGCGCTCCATGAAGCCTCGTACCCGCTTCACGGTCCACGAAAACGCCTCCGCCATAAGGCGCAGTGAGGTGGCAAATTCGCCGCGCTCGACGGGGATGCGCTGGCCGTTGAACCACTGATCATGGGCGAGGATCGCGGCCTGCTCGATGGACCATAGGAACGCCTCTCGCTCGGTGAACGGCTCCGGCTTGAAGCTGTCCATCCAGCCGCGATGCATGATGTACCAGCCGCTCATCAGCGCACCGCCTGATAGTCGCGGAAGAAGCGACCAAAGAAGTTGCCGATGCTGCCGTGACGGAATTTGGCTAGGATGAACTCCAGCTCGTTCTCGACGAGCCGCAGGCGCTCCTCCCACTCGGCATATTTCGGGTCGTGTTCGTCCCGCGGCCGAGCGGCACGGTGGTAATATTCCTGGCTGAGCAGGAAGACGACGAAATCGGCGTCGGCTTCGATCTGCCCGCTGCTGCGCAGGTCGGAGAGCGTCGGACGCTTGTCCTCCCGCTTCTCGACTTCGCGGTTGAGCTGGGCGGCGGCGATGATCGCAACCTCCTCCTCCACCGCTATCACCTTCAATGCGCGGCTGATCCGCGAGACGGCTTCAGTGTCGGACAGGCCTTGCTGGTCGGGAGAGAGCAGCTGGAGATAGTCGATGACGACCAGTTCGAGCTTTTTGCCCTTCGCAGCCAGCCACCGCTTGTAGCGGCGGATTTGCCGCCTGACGCCGCCGATAGTGTGGCAGTCCTTATCGACAACGTGCAGCGGCAGGCTTTCGATCTCATCCCGCAGGCGGCAGATTTCGCGCTGCTGGTGCGGCTGGACGGTGGCGTTGATGATTGCGTCGTACAGGATCGGCTTCCCAGCCGCATATCCGGCGTCCGACACCACGCGCGTGCTGAGCGTCTCCCAGCCCACTTCTAGGCTGAAATACAGGCTGTGGTGGCCGCGAGATGCCGCACCCCGGAAATAGCTCAGAAGTGCGGCTGTCTTGCCCATGCCGGGCCGCGCCGCGACGATGCCCAGCCAGCCGGGCCGGATCGCGCCGATCAGACGGTCCATGCCCTCTACGACACCGCTGGTGACGCCATTGCGCGGCCGGTTGAAGCTGGCGATCACCTCGTCGACGCAATCGGCGGCCGAGTGAAAGACAGCCTCGGACGATTCCCCCGTAAAAGACGAGAGGTCCGCCTCGTGCTGCGACATAACGTCAGCCACCGGCGCCGCCGGGTCCTCAAGCGCGCGCATCGATGCCTGCATCGCCAGCCAAAGGCGGCGGCGGTTCGCCACTTCCTTGATGGCCTTCGAGAAGTTCGTGGCGGGCTGCGAGTTGACGATGACCGACATCGACCATGTGACAAGCGAATGCCGCCCACCGATCTGCTCGAAGCCGGGGTTGCCAGCGAACATCGGTGCGATGGTGGGGACGATCGCGTCGCGCCCAGCGGCAACCTCGCGGACGATTATCCGGTAGATGTCGGCAAGGAGAGGGTCGGCGAAGTCCTCGGGGGCCAGCGTATCTGCAACGCGATCAACCTGATTATTGTCGGAGAAAAGCGCGCCAATCAGCGCCATCTCAAGCTCAGGGTCGTGCAGGTGGGTTGGAAGCTCCACTTGCTGCGCCCCGCCATCGCCCGGCAAAGCGGCCATGCGGCTTACCCCGCCGCCTGGAGGGCGGGCTCGATTGAGGACGATGCAGGGATGAAAGCCTCAAGAGGTATCTCTCGGCCGCGTTCGCGAGCCGCCTCCTGAATAACCTGCCAATAGCGTGAAGGTATGCGATACCCCCGGTTGCGCCACTGACGAACAGTGACCGGGCGCACTCCAATCGCTCGCCCGAGGGCTGCTGCGGACGGCCAGACCGAGAAGACTTCCTTAAGGTTTTGCATGGAATACACGATACGCATCGTATCGAACTTCGGCAATACCTTTCGTATCGGCTCCTTGATATAGGGTGTTTATGGAAAAACCTTTTGAGCGCCTTCGCCAGGCCCGAATCGCTGCGGGCTTCAAATCTGCCTCCGCGGCTGCCCGCCAATTCGGCTGGGGCGAGGCTGCATATAGGCACCACGAGAATGGCACTCGCTCTTATGGCGTCGATCAGGCCCAACAATATGGGGAGGCGTTTAAAACTTCTGCCATTTGGCTCCTCGACATCGGGATGAGCGCTTCAGACTCGTACCGCCTCCCGCTCGGAAAATTCTACGCTGAGGCAATCAGGCCCGAGATAACATGGAGGCCGGGGGCCGAAGATGTCGTCAATAGCGCGTACGAGGCGCTTAACCTCATGTTCGTGCCTGAGCTTGAAATTGGTACCAATTCCGTAGAGGTGGCCAGAGGTACCGAAGGTGAAGCGCGTTTTCACCTGATCTCGCCTGACGCAGTCGACATTTCGGCGAAGTCTTTCACCAGCGGCTTCATCTTCGCCTCCCGTGCCCCACGAATTTGCCCTCGGGCCCTGATGAGAGAGGGCGACCTTATATTGGCCGACAGCTCTCGAGGGGACATCGGCCCCGAGGTGGAGCTCTGGCTCATTCGGGACGAAGAGGAAGTAAGCATCTGCTACGCCTCTCGACCCGATAATGATCAGCCCGTTGCCTTATCTCCGCACGACCCGTTGCGAGGTTCGTTCCTCACGTCCCAGGTAAACGTGATGGGGAAGGTCCTCTGGGTTGGTCGGAGAATCTAATATCGATACATGGTGTATTGACGTTAACTGATACAGTCCGTATTGTTCTGTTCATCAGCCGATCACCCCCGGGTCGAAGACGCTGATAAGCAGGAACCGTCCGGCGCGCTTTCGCGACGTCTGATACTAGCGGCCGATACCGTGCCGCCGGCCGATCCCTGCTGTCTTGAGCAGGAGACGGTGCAATGGGCACGACGACGACCAAACCTCCGCATCCCAGCGATGCCCTGACTAATTTCCGGATCGATGGCACTACGCCATTCGGCGGTCGCCATGAGACGGCTGACGAATTGGTCAAGCAAGCTACCGGCCTCGCCGACCTGCTCGGATGCGCGTTCATCGATGCCGACGACAACAGATCAACCAGCCTCGTCAGCGGCCGCCGCGACATCAGCACCGCCCATGCCTTTGAAGCGATTAGTTCGCTTCTCGGACTCTCCATGTTCCTGCGTTCTGGGGACGGCGTGTCATGCTGACCGACAGCCCCATGACGCCTCAGGAAGAGGTCGCCACCGCCGCGTGGGACACTTACGCCGCAGCGGCGCAGATGGCTCAAGCCGCATGGTGCGATAACCGGTACACATCCGCGGATCGCCGGCGAATGCATGAACGGGTTCTTGATGCTCAAGAGCGCTTCGCCGAAGCCTATCGCGTGCTCAGGGAGCCGGTGGAGGCTGTGGCCGATACCGCAATTACCCTGCTCGTCGAACCGACGCCGGAACCGCTTCGTATGGAGAGCGGACGCCTTTGCGCCGAGGGTTTCGCCCTGCTGGCCGTCATAGGTTGGGCCGTCATTCTGCTCGTTCCGGCCGTCTTCGAGCACGCGTGGATGCTGCTCGCCGCCCTCGCCGCTGCCGCGGCGCTGGCTGGCTGGGCGGGTCACTATCTCGGCCGTCTCGGCCGGCACCTTGGGAGGCGCCTGTGACCACCGGGCAGTTCTGCGGCGTTTGCCGCCACTGGCAGGAAGCCGAGCGCTCGGCCGATGACACGAACGGTTGGGGCTGGTGCCGGCGGTTTCCCCCGCAGCTCAGCGAGCGCATGAGTTCCATGCTGATACCAAGCCTTGGAAACCGCGCAGATAATTACGATCCGGATGATGTCGCGACCGTTCAGGCTGTCGCTGACTCGAGCCTCTTTCCCGCGACTTGGTACGACAAGTTTTGCGGAGAGTTTTCGGCGGCATCGGTTCCGACCGAGCCGGCAGAGGTCAGCAGCTTGCACGGCGACCTGATCCGCCACCGCAACTCCCTTATCGAAGCGGACGGGGTCGTCGCGGACGCCAACCTTTCGACCCTGAACAGGCTCGACGCTCTCCTGATGGAGACGCCAGCCAGCAATCTGGATGAGGTGGTGGCGAAGCTGCTCCTCATCACCGCCAATCTCGCAACGGGGCATGTCGCCCTCGCCGACGACGCTAAGCACGTCGTCATGGAGGCGCGCGCCCTCGGTGTGGAGGTGAAACTCGCATGACCGATATATCGCCGAAGTTTCTTGCCGCATTTCTCGCATGGCGACAGGCCGAGCTGTCTTACGTCACCGCCCCCGCAGTCGGCGATGAGCAGGAAATTGACCCTGTCATCACCGCCGAGGTGGACAGGCGGTTGCGCATTCTCGCAGACACGCCCGCTGAAAACGCCGTGGACGCGGTGCTCAAGGTTTATGCGCTGGCCGTCGTTAAATTTGGCGGCGTGCCAAGCAATCCTTTGAGACCGCGGCTGCGGAAGGCGGCGTGTCAGGACGACGCGCTATGGATGGGGATTATTCGCGACCTCGAAGACGTTTCCGATCTTGTTCGCCAGTCCGTGGAAATCCCAAGGATCAGGCGAAGCCTCTCCGAGCGGCTCGACGACTTCCGAGATCACACCATCGCTATGAACAAGGGCGACCGTTCTGAAGCGGAATGGGATCAGTGGTCCAAAGATCAGACCGCACTGATGGAAGAGACACTCGCTCTGCCGCTCAGCAGCGAGAACGCCGCTGTCCGTGCGAAGGCCGTCATGGTCGTACACGTCGGGGAAGAGCATCTCGAGGGTTTGATCGACGCCTGCCCGTCTCGTTCCGGTGAGATCGTGCGCCAGATCATCAAGAGCCTCGCGGGCGAAGAGGCGGCGCCATGATCATAGTTCTAACCCGCGCAGTCGCCAGGGAGGCGCATGGTGGGCTCGCGATGTCTGTCGCGGGACGTCAGTCTGACGTCAGCCGAGCATTTCGCTCCGCCAACCGGAGATTTCCGCCTGTGAGTACCGTGTCGAAATCAGAAATCCGCATTTGGGCCAACGATGGCCGGCAAGCTATGCCGGCTTGGGTGCTGGCGGGCGTAGTTGGTGCTGTAACCCCTAACGGGGCCTTCAATATCGATACGCCGCGCGGCCACGCCCGAGTCCATCCCGGTTTCAACGTCCTGAGCCGTAAGGGCAAGCTGTGGGCAGTCCATCCATCTGAGCAGTCGGACTTCGTCGACATGCTTGATGACGAAGACCGGGACATGTCTGCGCTTTTTGAAGCAGAGCGAGCGAGCGAAGCCGTGGCGAAATTTGCTGGAATGCGGAGCACTCGCGACCAGGCTCGCATCGCCGACCGCGCCGATGATACCGACGATATAAGCGCGCGGATCTCTCAAGGTGTCACGGCTGATCGCGAGCCTCGGAAAGCCCAAAATCCGCCCCCGGCACCATCGACCCTTCCCAAGCCAACTGCGCCGCTAAAGCTCTCAGTTCCCCTTGGAATGCCGCCGTCGATCGAACTGCGCCATCCAGCCGAATTGCTGGTCGACGACAGCTATCAACGTTCCGTTGAAACGGAGGCGTCGCAGAAACTGATCAGACGCATCGCGGTCGACTGGGACTGGCGCATGTGCCTTCCGCTCGTCGTGTCTCGTAGGGACGACGGCTTCTACGTGATCGATGGCCAGCATAGACTGGCCGCTGCGCAGCTTCGCGGCGACATCCCGTTCCTGCCTTGCTGTGTTTCTACCTATGCAGGCATCGCCGAAGAGGCCGCGATGTTCGTCGCAATGAACCGCACGCGGCGAGCCATCAACCGCCTTGATGATTTCCACGCGGCCACCGCCGGCGGAGATGAAGACGCGCTTGTCGTGCGCCAGCTCATCCTGGATGCGGGCTTCAAGGTTGCCCGTAAGACGGGATCCCAATCGTGGGTGCCTAGCGAAGTGGCTTTCACGACCTCGATCGAGAAGGTGATGCGCAAGCACGGCCAAAAGGCCTGCGCCGACGCATTGGCGCTCATGGCTGAGGCTTTCCCGGACGAGGTGCTGAACGCCGGGGCATCGGTGTTCCTGGCGCTGACCAAGCTGGCCGTGGCTGGGTCTACGCCTGATCGAGACAGATTATTTCGAGCGCTACTGACCTATGACCAAAAGGGTTGGGCGAGTTTCCTGCTCGGCATCAAGGGCGGGGTAGAAGATCGCGCCCTCGCCCTTCGGTCAGCGCTGATCATGGCCTATGACGATGCTGTCATAGAGGTTGCAGCGTGAGCGCGGCCGGCCAGCGGGGCTCGCCAGCCAAAGCGCTGGCCGGCCACTCGCTCCTGAGGTGTCGACCCGACACCCGAATCCCCATCCCCCATCCTACCGACCGCGAGACGACGATGAACACGGACCATGATCGGCTGATTGCGCTCCGCGAGGTCAAAGAGATCAGTGGCTTCGGGAAAACCATGATCTACCGCCTGATGCGCGAAGGTCGATTTCCCCAAGCGTGCAAGCCGGGAGGCTCCTCAACGCGCTGGAGTGAACGCGAAGTTCGCATATGGAAGGACGAACAGTTGGCTGCTCGTGCGGCCTAGCGCGAATCGATTATTCATGCTGGATTGGCGAAATGACAGACACTAAAGCGCTTGCTGCTCCTTCTCTCGCTGAATTGGAGCGGGCTCTCGACGAAGTCGTGAGTGCAATTGTTGCCTACCGCCAATCTCCGCCAGATCAGGTGGCTCGCGCGCTGTCTGGTAAAGATAATAAAATGAGGGCCACCGACGCCGCGGTGTTGGCGGAGACTGGATTTGAGGTGCTGCGCGCGATCTCTCTGGCCGGTTCGCCGGTCGAGAAGGGTCTAAAGCATTCGATTCGCGAACTCGGAATGCTCATCCATGCCCTTGTTGGCGACGACGGTATGCATGAGGTCGCCGAGCGTGTTTGCGGGCTCGATGACGCGAACTGGTCGCGCAGAATGGCGCCTCTCGATTCCGCATGGAACGGCATTGGCCGCTGGGTTTCCTAAGGACGGGGATACAACAATGGATTCGCTCCGCAAACTTCTTGTGCTCGGCACGAACGAACTCGTGCGGGCCAAACATATCGACCTCAACGGCGATACGGACGTTGAGGGCGTGATCGACGCGACACTAGCTGGCAGACCGGCGAAAATTATGTGGCGAGGCATAGGATACGGAGAGATTCAGATCTCCGTTTGGTGGGATTACGATCACGGCAGCCATCCACAAGCCAATCTGCAAGGAAACCGGCGAGAATCGTTCAACACGGCTGCGCCGCTAGCCAAGCGTCAGCACTACCCGAAGTTCGTTGGCGCAGTCGCCGCCGGCTGGCTTGAGCGGCGCAAAGGCAAGTACCTTCAGGGCAAAGGCGGAAGGCAAGGCATCTTTGAAAGCTATCTGCGCCGCGACGCCCAGGCAGCACTGAAGGCGCTTCCGGATCCGAAGCCGACAGGCTTCGAGGCAGAAGGCCGAGTCCACCTCTAA